TCCGATCTTAGCGATGAAGTAGGCGCCGGCCCCCATCATCGAGAGGTTTAGTACAATCGAGAGGCGGTTACCCCATCGGGCGATGTCGCCCTGCAGGGACCAGCGTCGCGGCGGGATTTTAAGCTTCATCTTAGATTCCACGGCACGAAGCATTACCCGCCATGGTGACGCACGAAAGCGAACTCGCTTTTAACGGGAGCCGAGCTTCACTGACCTCCACACAGCGATGCCGTGGAGAGCCACGGCGGCAATGATGAGCGTGGCGAATACGATTGCGCTCGCTACAGGCTCGCTCTCCGACCCGAAGGCGCTTCCCACGATGCCGACGCCGCACAGAATGCGCCCCCACGGAAGCGACCTCATCGCGGCCTGATGTCGGTGACCCGAGCCGCCCAGGCAACCTCCTGATCGAGAAGGGGCTCCTCCGCCGTATTCGAGAGCAGGTGGAACCGACCGTCGGCCGCAGCTCGCACGATCTTCACCAGCACGCGCCCATCGCGCAGGCCGACCACACATAGTCGGCCGTGCTGATCCGGCGTCACCGGATTGCGGACATCGTCATAGAACACCAAAGCGTTGTCGAACGCCGGCCCCAAGCTCACTCCTCGAACCTCCACCGCCACCGTGTCGTCACTGGCCCCTACAGGGGGCTCTACTTCGTCGAACGGTCCCTGGGCGGTAGCGTATAGGGTGGCCACCGCGCCGGCGCCGACGTAGCCAACAACTCGCACGGTTCGCTGCGTCAGTTCCGGACGTAAATCGTCATCAGCGGCAGCGGGATAGGTGACCGAGGGTTTCAAGCTGCCATGAAGTAGCCTGAGCTGAGGAGCCCAAAGCTCCACATCAACGTTTGGCGCCCCCTGCGGACGTGATTTGAGAAAACCTTGGATCAGCGCGTCAGGCACCTCTTCGCCGATCGCGAGTGCGAAGGCTTGCAGATCTGTCAGTTCGGGTCGGACAGTCCCATTGAGGTAGCGCCCCACCGTAGTGCGGTTCTTCCCCATCTTCTCGGCGAGCGCGTCCTGCGTCTTGAGACCGTGCGTATTTTGCATTTGCCGCAACCACTCACCGGCCGCGCGGCGGTAAGCCGCTTCAGTCGCAGATTTTGCTGGTGACGCCCCCATGAGGGGCAAGACAGCACACCCATATGCATGCGTGCACCGTTCACGCATGCACATTATTCTTGACTGAGAGTGCACCGGTGCACATTGTGTGCGCCATGGAGATAGATCCTCAGATCGCAGCGATAGAGGAGCGTGCGAAGGCAGCAGAGCTGCCGATGGCGCCAATCCTCCGTGATGCTGGCGTCGCGGCCACCACGTGGTGGCGCTGGCGAAACGACGGCGTCGAGCCGAAGCTCGGAACACTTCGCCGGGTAGAGGAGGCGCTAGAACGCCGGTTGAGCGATGACAACGACGGTCGCGGAGCCGCAGCATGACTGCCCAGCTCCTCAAGCTGCCGGAGCCACCGGCCGAAAACCTCGCGCCAGGCGCGATGTCGGCTCGCGCGCCAGGCGTAATCGTTCAGCTCATGCCGCGCGCCCGGCGGCGCATCATTCGCGCCGTCGTCGCCACGCCGCCGTTCGAATTGCCGCCGGCTGAGCGCTACCCGAAGTGGGCGCTTATTCTGGTTTGGGTGGGCGCCCTGATCGGGTGCGCCGCCATGTGGTTCGGCCTCTGGACGCTGCTGCGTCACTGGCTCGGCGGGGTCTGATCGTGACCGCCGCCCGTTCTCGACCGCGCACAGTCCGTCGCCTGCAAGCTGCGCTGTACTGCGGCCGTCGTCATGTCCGTCTGTCCCTCCAACAGAGGTCAACATGACGGGGCTTTCGATGGGGTTCTCTGACGAAAAACACACACTTCCCGAGCGCCGCGGACAGCGCGTCGCACAGTGGGTGGAAGAGTACATGGCGGCGCAGGGATGCAGCGTCTCCGAGGTCGCGTTCCGCATCCGACAGGACAAACGAGACGTGCAGCGACTGCTGGAGCAGCGGTCCTGCGGCCACAGACTCGAAGACGCGCTCGCGGCCTATTTCGGCTGGAGCTTCGTCGAGGCGGTCATGGCGCCCGTCATCGAGAAAAGCATCGAGGTGGAAATTGCCAAGGAGCGCGCTGAGATCGCGGCGCGGGAGGAACGCCTCTCACGCCTTTACCAGGCCCGTGAGGGTCGCCGCGGCCGGTCTTGGCTGGCTCGTGCGGAAGATCGGGCTGCGGCTGCACCGCGCCGGATCGGCGCTTGAGGAGTGGGGGCTTAACGATGCGGCCTAAGGACGATGAAGGGCGTCTTCTGCCGCCTCCACACGAACGCCTCGCGCAGGCGGCGCAGCTTCGCCAGGCCGGCGCGCTGGCGCTCGCGACAGACAGCCGCTCGGCGATTTGGAACAGCGCGCGCCGCGCCGCGGTCTTGAACAAAGTCATCGACCACGTCGTCGACGGCGACAAGATCCCGAGCTGGGTCTTCAAGAGGGACGATGACCGCCCGGACAACCGCTGCCTGATCGAGCTGTGGCGGCTGGCGGAAAAGGCCGTGCGCTCGGCTCACGGGGCGCACGCATGATCGTGCTTCCGTTCCCGCCGTCGACGCTATCCGGCCATGCCAAGGGGCATTGGCGCGCGAAGTGCGGCCCGACAGCTAAGCATCGCGGCTGGGCGCGCGACGCCACGCTCGCCGCTAAGCCAACCGTCCCGGCCACCGGCGACATTCTCGTGGTTGTGCGCTTCGTGCCGCCAGATCGCCGCGGCGATCGCACCAACTTCGCCAACCGCATGAAGCCGTACTTCGACGGGATCGCCGATGCGCTCGGCGTGAACGACGCCCGCTTCCTGCCTTCCTACGAGTTCGCGGCGCCGGAGAAGCCGGGCCGCGTCGAAGTGACGGTGATGGCGCCATGAGCAAGCGCGAAGCTTGGACGCCGGAAGAGGACGCCGCGCTGTTGGCCGCCTGGCCGGATCCGAACCTGACGGTCGCTGACATCGGCGAACTGCTCGGGAGAACCGAGAAGGCCGTTTGGACGCGCGCGCGCCTACACCTCAAGCCAGGCCCGAAGGCCGGCCCCGATCCGCGGTGGACTGCGGCTCAGGACGCCGCTCTGACCGAGTTGTGGCTCGACCCGCAACTGACGGCCAAGATGATCGGCGAGCGCATGGGGGTTACGCGCAACTCCGTCATCAGCCGGGCGCGGAAGCTGAGCCTGCGCTCGAAGGTCGGCGGCCGCATTCCAAAGGATGACCCGGTCTACACGCCGCTCACCTGGACGCCAGAGCGCGAGCGTGAGTTGCGCCGGATGTTCGACGAAGGCTGCAGCTTCGCGCAGATCGCCGCTGCACTCGGCGGCCGGGCGCGCGGCGTCACGCGAAGCGCGGTGCAAGGTAAGTGCCTTCGCCTGGGCCTGCGGCGCGAGGTCGAAACCAAGAATCTGAACATCCGGCGACTGACGCCAAAAACGGTGCCGACGCTGAAACTCGCGCAGGACGTCGACATGCCCCCATCTTCGGTCTGGTCGCCGCTCCCCGGTGTCGAACCAGTCGCGCTGCCGAACGCGCGCTCATCGCACTGCCGTTGGCCGATCGAACTTGTCGGCATGTCGCAACCGCATGTCTGCGGCGCGCAGATCACGCTCGGAAGCTGGTGCGCCGACCATAGCGCGATAGGGCGACCGTCGACGGCCACGCGCGACCGCGTTCACGAGCGTGCTGTGCGCGATGCGCGGAAGGCGGCGTGATGGGCGCTCTGATGAAGGCGTTGTCGGGGCCGAGCGCCGCCGCCGCGAAGCGCTCAGGCGTGTTCGAAGAGGTCAAGGACCGCATCGACGGCGCGATGCTGCCGCAGGATCTGAACGACGTGGAACGCTGGCTCGACGCCAACGACCACACGTTCCCCGCCAGCTGGCGGGAGCACTTCAATGACATGATCGAAGGCGCGCGCGAGCGCCTGGCCGCCGAAGACGTCGGCGAGATCATGCTCCGCAAATACGACTTCTAGCGAGATGGGCGCGCCGCCCTTCGGCGCATTTGGAAGTGGAACCTGAGAAATGGCGTTGGGAATTCAAACTGAAAGCGGCGGCGGCAACTTCACGCCGACGGTCAAGATCAACTCGAAGCAAGGCCGCGTTTGGCGCGTCGACCGAACGCAGGGCGCAGACGGCTGGGAGACGAAAGAGGTCGACATCACAAACGACTTCCAGTTCGTGCCGGACCTGGAGAACATCGAGATCGGCTGGATGCTGTTCAAGGCCGGCCAGGCGCCCGACCTGAGGATGGTCAAGCTCGGCCAGGTTATGGCCGATCGCCCGACGCCGGATCACAAGCAGGGTGTTCGCCTGCTGGTGAAGCTGGGCAAGACGTGCGGTGGCGACCTGCGCGAGATCGCGGCCACCGCGAAGTCGATCCTTGGCCCGATCGACAAACTGCACGACGAGTTCACCGCTGGCGTCAAGGCCAACCCCGGCAAGGCGCCGCTCGTGCGCATGACGGGGATGAAGAAGGTCGATCTGAAGACCGCCCACGGCACGAACACCAATTTCGAGCCCGTCTTCGAGATCGTCCGCTGGCTCGACAAGCCGCCGGAGCTGACTGGTGGCCAGCCGGCAAACGAGCCAAAGCAAGAGCCTGTCGCCCAGGCCCGCACCACGACCCAGGCCGCTCCTGAGCCCGCCCCCGCGGGTGATGGGAACGACTTCTGAGACCCGCGAGCGACGGACAGCGCGAGCCGCCCGTCGCCGCCCGAGACTGGATGAGTACCCGGGTGCGGCGCGCCAACGCCGCACCCTCTTCTACCGCCTTGAGGGGGGCGCGCCAGAGTGATGGAATCCGTCACGCCGATCTTGAAGCCAGATCGCGAGGCGATGCTGGCGCACCTCGAAATGCTCTTCGGGCGCGCGCTCACTGGGCGCATCGAGCTCACCGCCATCAAAGCTGACGCGGGCGACGGCGACCGACCACGCACAGCGTTCTTCGCTCTGGATCAATTCGAAGAAGCCGCCGATTGGGCGATCAAGGTCAACACCGACCACATGTGGAACGTCTACGTCGGCGCAGCCCTGCGCGTCGAAGACGTCTTCCCCGGCAAGGCGGCGACCGACGACGATTTCTTTCGCGCCTACGCGATCCATGCCGACATCGACGAGGGGCACGACCCGGTCGCGGTGCAGAGCAAATACCGCGCTTTGCTGGCCACGCCGCCGTTCGTCGTCGTCACCGGTCTGACGCCGACCAAGCGGGCGCAGCTCTGGTGGCCGCTCGACGAGCCGATCAGCGACGCAACGGTATACCGCGAAGCGCTGCGGGCGGTCGCCATCTCGCTCGGCACCGACCGCCAAGTCACCGCGGCCAAGCAGCTCATGCGTCTGGCCGGAGGGCTGAACTGGCCTAAGAAGGCCGGCCGGGTGCTGGAAAAGACGGAGATCTCGCGGCCGAAGAATGCCCAGCCCGCCTACACCATAGAGCAGCTCGCGAGAGCTTTCAGCGCGCCGGCTCCCCAGGCCGCCAACCTCAAGGCGCTGCTGACACCCGAGCACCTGTCGCAGCGCGAACGTTTCGACCTGACGATGCAGGGCGGCCACTGGCACGAAGGCGCGCTCGCCTTCACCGCCAGCCTGATCCAGCGAGGATACGCGGCGGAAGACGTGCTGGCGCTCGCGCCGGCGTTCCAGCGGCCAGGCTTCACGCTGGAGCAGACCGAGCGCGATCTGGCCGTGATGATCGAGGGCGCGGTGTCGAAATATGCGCCCAAAGCCGAGCCTGTCGCAGCGCCGGCGGACGGCGCACCCCTGCCGATCCTGGATCCGTGGGAGCGCTATGTGGTCCCGGCATTCCCGGTTGATGTCCTGCCGCCGTTCTTGCGGCGCTACGTCGAGCAACAGGCGCTTTCCATCGGGGCGTGCAGGTCGGGGATGGCGATGGCTGCGCTCACCGCTGCCAGCGCCGCGATCAGCCATGACTTTCGGCTCAAGATGCTGCGCACCGGCGACTGGCACGCGCGGCCGCGCCTCTGGACGGTGCTTGTCGGCGATCCGTCCGACAAGAAGTCGCCGATCGTGAACGCCGTCACCGAGCCCCTGCACGCCCGCGACATCAGGGCGTCGATGGATTTCGCCAAGCGCTACGCCGCCTGGGAAGAAGCGGCGGAGCAGAAGCAGGCGGGCCGGCGCGACCAACCGCAGAAGCCGCCCCGCCACGTCGTCCAAGACATCACGGCGGAGAAGCTCTCCGAGGTGCTCTCCAGGTCCGGCCGCGGCACACTCGTGCAGCGCGACGAGCTCGCCGGCTGGATCGGCTCCATGGAGCAGTACAAGGGCGGCAAGGGGGCTGGTTCGGCTGACCGAGCCCACTGGATCAAAGCCTATGACGGCGGCCGGTACACGGTCGATCGGGTGAAGGGCGAAATCGTCCTTTCGAACTTCTCCGCGTCCTTCCTCGGCGCCGTGCAGCCCGACCGCCTGGCCGAACTCGGCAACCTGACGTCGGACGGCCTGCTGCAGCGCTTCCTGCCGGTCATGCTCGGCAAGCCCAGCCTGCCGGATGAGATCGAAACGGAGGCTACGGCTGAGGAGTACGGGCGGGTCCTGAACTACCTGGCCGAAACGCCAGCGGTGCGGATCCTGTGCAGCCCTGACGCGCACGAGGTGGTGCGGTCGTTTCAGGCTGAAATCCACGGCCTGGAACAGTCGGGCGTCTTCAGCAAGGGCATGACCGGCTTTCTCGGCAAGCTGCCCGGCGTTCTGGGCTCGCTCATGCTGGTCCTGCACCTTCTGGAGGACCCCGAGCACGGTCGCGAGACGCAGGTCTCCGGCGTCACGGCCAAAGCCGCGCGAAGGGTGCTGGAAGAGTTCTGCATCCCGCATGCGCACGAGCTTTACCGCGCCGCCGACGACAAGTCGGACGGGGAGGTGGTGCGCGCTGTCGCCTCGTACCTGTTGACCACAGATGGCCAGCGGTTCCGCGCCAGTGACCTCACCACCAACGTCCGGCCGCTCCGCGGCGTGGGCCTCTGGGAGCTGCAGCGAAAGCTCTCGCTGCTCGTCGCCGGCGGTTGGCTCCGGCCCGAGGACAACACTCCAAACTGCCGAGCCTGGCTGCTGGAGGATGGCGTCCGGGAGGCGTTCGCCGGACGGGCGGCGGCCGAAACTACCCGCAAGGCGGAGGCGCTCGCGAAAATCGCGGCCTTCAGAAGGGAGCAAAAATGAGCGGTTTTTCCGTCAGACTTGTCAGACTTCCTGACAATCCTGATCGCGCGCATGGAGAGACAGACTTCCGTTCGCCCCTCTCTCTTAATGGGCTGGGAAATTTCTATCTCTCGCGCACACGTAATCAGGTTTGTCAGACCACTCCTACAAGTCGGCTGGGGATTCCGCGATGAGCGAACGATCTCCAGCCGACCCGTGGTTTTGCGCTGTTGTCCGCGATCTCGCATGCGCGCGCCGCGCGGAGCGGTGGGGCGGGGCCAACTTCACGAAGGCTGAGATGCGTGCGCTCGCAGCGCTGCACCGCGCGCGAGCCAACTACGAAATGGTGTCGCGCGCTCATGCTTCGATCGGGGGCTCTGATGCCCAGCCCCGCTGATTGCGCCACCCTGCAAGCCCTGGCCGAAGGCGTCGCTGCGGCGCGCCAGGGCGTCGAACTGACTTGGGGCGCCGAACGCCTGCCGCTGCTGATCGGCGACGAGTGGCGGATCAAGCTGCGGCGCCAGCTGGCCAAGTGGTCGACCGAACTGCAGGAGGCTTGGGACAGCGCCACCCTGACCGGGCCGCAGGTCGAGCGGATCCGAGCCACTGCGGCCGCTGTCCAGCGCATGTGGCCGAAGCTGGCCGAGGTCGCCAGCGAGGCCGGCCACCGGCCGTTGGCCGTCGACGTGTGGGAAATCCCGCTCGCTGACGGATCGGTCATGGCGCTCGTCCGCACGAACGACGAGGCGGCGCGCCTGACGGCCGACGGGCGCTACCTGCGCGTCCTGACCGCGGTCGAGATCGCCAACGTGTGGGACGCGCTACCGACCGCCCTTCAGGTCGCGAAGGTCGAGTTCCCTGGCGCGAAGTTCATCGGGACGGGCGACCGGTCGTGGGTGGCCGATGGCGATCCGATCCCGTTCGGCGATGGCGCTGAAAGTACAGCCCGGATCAGCCAAGGAGTTGCAGCGTGATGACTGCACTTCACCACCATCAACCCGGAGTAGGGGCGTACATGGCCAGGCACCGCAAGGGCGGCCGACCGAGGAAGACCGGCCCGCGCCATCCCAGCGGCCAACTGGTGCGGACGAGGCCGCAACCGAACGAGCGCGTGCTGGAGGAGCGGCGGCAACTTGTCGGGGATAGCGGCGCATTGCATCTCGGCGACCATCCGCTCGACGTCGCCATGGCCCGGAAGCTGATCACCCAGCGGCAGCACCGCGCCGGCATGGCCTTCATGCGCATCCACGCCCAGGCCAACCTCGGTGGGCCGCGCATGGGCAGCGGCGACCTATCGGCGTCGGCGCCCCAGGCGGTGCTCACGACCCACGACAAGCGGGCCGTTCGAGAGTGGACCGACGAAGAGGTGAGCGCCGTCTTCGATCAGATCTTCAACCGGACGCCGCGCATGGCCGGCGACGAGCGGATGCAGAACGCCCAGAGCCAGCTGAACCTGCTCTGTGGGGTGATGACCGCAGTCGAGCGCATGGCGGTCCTGAGCGTCTGCACGCGGGCGGAATGGCCGGCGTGGCTGGAGCACCGCGTCGGGCGGCGGACCCTCAAGGCGACGAACGACCCGGAGAAGATCCTGGCCCAAGCCCGCACTATCGCCGCCTGGGATCGCCAGCGCGAGCACCTCGTGAAAGGCCTCGACCGGATCGCAGGCGCGCTGTTCGTGAAGGTGCGGGCGGAGGGCGGAGGCGCCACGGAGCAGCGATCGTTCGGCGAGATGAACGCGACGCCCTCGACTGTCTCGACACCATCCGCCCGCCGCACCATCGAAGAGACGACCGATTACGTGAACGGCGACGGCGAGCTACTCTGGACCGTCATTCGCAAGCGAAGGCTGACTCGGTGATCCGCTTCATCGACCTCCCCGGCGTCCGGGATCTGGAGAACGCAGCGGTGCTGCAGAACCGCATCCGGGGTGCGGACCACGAGTACACGGCTAAGGTCGACGCCGTGCTCTTCGCCCTCTTTGGCCTGCGCAGCGACGAGGTAGGCCCAGAGGAGCCGCTCGACGACGAGGACGACAACCCCGAAGCATGGGGCCGATACGACGAGGCGTGGAAAGTCTTCGATCAGGCGGACCTTTCCGGCTGGGACTTCACCGACGACCATGGGCGAGAACTGCTGATCGCGAACCAAGTCCGCGGCGTGGTCCAGACAGCCGCATCTGGCGTGCGCGGCCGAATGCCTGACGTCTCGGCTGCCAAGGCGCAGGCGTGGGGTGATGGGCTTGCGGACCAGGCTGAACGGTTCAGGCGCGAACGGAGGAAGCCATGAGGATCAAGGGCAAGCCGTTGTGTCTGCCGCCGTGGCAGCGTCTGTTCACTCGCGGACTGCTGAAGGTGAAAGATCACCAAGCACCCGTCATTGAGCGCGCCTGGGACCGCGCGGTCGAGCGGAGTCGTCGAGAGCGCGGCCTGCGACAAACACAGCCTTGACCGTGGGCGCAGATCGCAGCAGATTCACCGCATTACCGAAACGCAGACTAGACGTGTTGCGTCCCGAGAGCCCCGCCCACCCGCGGGGCTTTCCATTTTTGCTCCCCACGCTGGCGATCTGGAGAGATCGCCCTGGGCGCCGGTGATCCGCGCCGGGGGACTTAGGGTCTGACCATCACAGCAATCGCAAGGACGGCTTGTCACACATAAAGCCAGAGCCTCCCATGCCCAAAGACACAGACGGAGGCTGGCTTCTGCTGATCGCTGGAGTCATCGCCATAGCCGCCTTCATGGCGCTGGCCCTTCACTGACATGACCCGAGAAGACCTGATCACCTTCGCCTTCGCGGAAACGATCAGGGCCTGGGCTCACGCCAACGCCGGCGATTACATCGGCGCGGAAATCCTCAACGAGTACGCCACGCTGGCGCTCAACCTCGCCGACGAGATGAACGAGGCGACGTCGTAATGCCCGCCCTCTCCAACCCCAAGCACGAACGCTTCGCCCAGCTGCTCGCCAAGGGTGAGACTGCGACCGAGGCTTATATCCTCGCCGGCTACAAGGCCAACGACGGAAACGCAGCGACCCTTAAAGGAAATCAAAGGGTCCGCGAACGCGTGGCGGAAATCCAGGAACGCGCGGCGATCCGCACCGAGATCAGTGTCGCGAGCATCACGGAAAGCCTGCTGCGGATTGCGGACAAGGCCGAGAAGCTCGCGGATTCGTCGGGCCTGTCGGTTGCTCGCGCAACGCAGATGGATGTCGCCAAGCTGAATGGCTTGGTGGTCGACAAGAAAGACCTGACCAACAGCGACGGCTCGCTCACGCCGGCGCCGAACGTCGTTCAGATTGTGGGTGTGGCGCCGAATGACGACGGCGACCGTTCAACTTCCCACTAAGCTCGTTCCGGTCTTCAGCGCTCCGAGAGGCGCATACCAGTACCGCGGGCAATATGGAGGCCGGGGTTCAGCCAAGAGCTTCAGCGCGGCATTGATGGCGTCGGTGTGGGGCTACGCCGAACCGCTTCGCATCCTCTGCGCCCGCGAGCATCAGAACTCGATCGCCGAGAGCTTCCACGCCGAGCTGAAAGCGGCGATTGCGTCTCAGCCGTGGTTGGCCGCTCACTACGACGTCGGGCGGGACTACCTGAGAGGTCGCAACGGCACCGAATTCATCTTCCGCGGCCTGCGGCATGGCGTGAACTCGATCAAGTCGCTCGCCAAGATCGACCTGACCATCGTTGAGGAAGCCGAGGACGTTCCCGAGGCCAGTTGGCTCGCCCTGGAAGCCACGGTGTTCCGGCAACCCAAGTCGGAGTTGTGGCCGATCTGGAACCCCAGGCTCGACGGCTCGCCGGTCGATCAGCGCTTCCGCAAGTCACCACCGCCACGGTCGGCCATCGTCGAGATCAACTGGCAGGACAACCCTTTCTTCCCCAAGGGCTTGGACGAACTCAGGCGGCGAGAGCGCGAACGCCTCGACCCCGACACCTACGCCCACGTCTGGGAGGGCGCCTACCTCACCAACTCCGACCGCCAGGTGTTCGGCGGCAAGTGGGAGGTGAAGGACTTCGACGTTCAGCCTGGTTGGGATGGACCCTATCAGGGCGGCGACTTCGGTTTCGCGCAAGATCCCACGGCGGCGGTTCGCTGCTGGATTGCGGGCGAGGTGCTCTACATCAGCGACGAAGCCGGCCGGGCGCAGCTGGAGTTGGACGACACGGCGGGCTTCGTCACCGGCCGCATTCCTGACTTCGCCAACTACGTCAGCCGCTGGGACAACGCGAGGCCCGAGAGCATCAGCCACATCCGCCGGCATGGGCTTCCCAGGTCCGAGCCGGTGGAGAAGTGGAAGGGCAGCGTCGAGGACGGCGTGGCCTACCTCAGGTCGTTCAAGCGCATCATCGTCCATTCGCGCTGCGTCGAGACCATCAAGGAGCTTCGGCTCTACAGTTACAAGGTCGACCGACTCTCCGGCGACATCCTGCCTGACATCGTCGATGCGCATAACCATTACCTGGATGCGCTGCGCTACGCCGTCGGGCCGATGGTGAAGCGCCGCGGGGCCACCGTTGTCAGTGCGCTGCAGCTTTAGGAGCGAGCATGGCTCTAGCCGTCAACGAACGCTCCGCAGCCGCGGCCAAGATGGGCCGCGACTGGCCGATGATCGAGGCGCTGATGGGCGGCTCGGGCGCCATGCGCGAGAAGGGTGAAGCGCTGCTCCCCAAGTTCGCGATGGAGAGCCAGCCCACCTACGACGGTCGGCTGAAGAAGGCGACGCTGTTCCCCGCCTACCGCCGCACCGTGACGGTGATGGCCGGCAAGCCGTTCTCCAAGCCGTTGACGCTCTCGGAAGACACTCCCGCGGAGATCGCCGAGGAGTGGTCGAAGAACATCGACCGGCAAGGCGTCAACCTGAACACCTTCGCCGCGGAGATGTTCTCGGAAGCCCTGGCCTACGGTTTCGGCGGCATCCTGGTGGATATGCCGACGCGTGCGGCTGATGCGCCGCCGATCTCCAAGGCCGAGGCCGACAAGACCGGGTTTCGCCCCTACTTCATCCGCGTGCGCCACAACGACGTGCTCGGCTGGCGTGGCGAGGTGGTCGACGGCGCGCACAAGCTGACGCAACTGCGCCTGCTGGAATGCACGACGGAACCGGACGGCGAGTTCGGCGAGAAGGAAGTGGAGCGCGTTCGCGTGCTCACGCCGGGCGCCTGGGCGCTGTACGAGAAGCAGAGCGACGACGCCGCGGGTCTCGCCAACAAGTGGGTGTTGGTCGGCGAGGGCGTCACCAGCCTGAACGTGATCCCCTTCGTGCCGGTCTATGGCCGGCGGCTCGGCTTCATGCAGGGCGCGGCGCCGCTCGTGGATCTCGCCTACCAGAACGTCAAGCATTGGCAGAGCCAGAGCGATCAGGACAACATCCTGCACATCGCCCGCGTGCCGATCCTGGTCGCCATCGGTATCGACGAAAACCAGGACATCGTCGTCGGCGCGTCGACGTTCACCAAGCTTCCGCGGGAAGCCGACCTGAAGTTCGTCGAGCACACCGGGGCGGCGATCGAGGCTGGCGCAGCGTCCATTGCGCAGCTCGAAGAACAGATGATCCAGTCGGGCGCGGAGCTTCTCGTGAAGAAGCCCGGCGACCGCTCGGCCACCGAAGCGGCCAACGATGCTGAGGCGAACAAGTCGGACCTGCAGCGCATCGCCGAGGATTTCGAGGCCTCGCTCGACCAGGCGCTGCAACTGATGGCGGATTTCGCGGGCCTGGAGGTCGGCGGCTCGGCGCAGTTGTTCAAGGACTACGGCGCGTCCAACCTGACCGAAGCGAGCGGCCAACTCGTGATTGCGATGCGCACGGCGCGGATGATCTCGTCCGCCACGGCCATCAACGAGATGAAGCGCCGCGGCGAACTTGCGGCCGAGGTCGACCCGGAAGCCGAAGAGTTGGCGGTCGCCGAAGAGGTGCAGGCCCTTGAGCCTGAGGAAGACGAGCCGCCCGTCGCGGCCTGAGTTCTGCCGGTCCTGAGGATTCAGGCCGGCGCCCCGGCGCGGATGCGCCACCAGCCCGCAGCGGATGCTGCAGAAAGCCTGAAACCATGGAACTGCAAACCGTCGAGGTCGACGGCAAGACC